GGTATACTATCAAAATCAGGGGCTGATGCTAAAAAAATGTTTACCGACAAGGTAGTACCAATATCAATTAACTACCCTTTCTTTTTCCGTCCTATACAAGACGGTATGGATCGACCAAAAACAGAATTAGCATATAGGGTCCCGGCCTCTAAATTAACTCGTAGAAAATTAGATGAAGGTATTGCGTCAGAAGAAATAGAAGGTCTTGATACAACTATTGACTGGAAAAACACAGGTGACAACAGCTATGATGGTGAAAAATTAAAGCTATTAGTACACGATGAATCTGGTAAGTGGGAAAGGCCTGATAATATATTAAACAACTGGCGTGTAACAAAAACCACGATGCGATTAGGTAGTAAAATTGTTGGTAAGTGTATGATGGGTTCAACATCTAACGCACTTGAGAAAGGTGGTGGAAACTTTAAAAAATTGTACTATGCTTCAGACGTTACGCAAAGAAACCGCAATGGGCAGACTAGCTCAGGACTATATAGTTTGTTCATACCTATGGAATGGAACTACGAGGGATTCATTGATGCTTATGGCGTACCTGTATTCGACAAACCAAAAGACGCCGTTAGAGACCCACACGGAGACCTTATCACAACAGGTGTCATCGAACACTGGGAAAATGAAGTAGATGGCCTTAAAAATGACCAGGACGGTTTAAACGAATACTATCGTCAGTTTCCACGTACAGAAAAACACGCTTTCAGAGATGAGGCTAAGTTATCTTTATTTAATCTAACTAGGATATATGAGCAGATAGATTATAATGAAGACATGAGGAATAAAACCTTGGTTACTCAAGGCAACTTCCAATGGGCAGGAGGAGTGAAAGATACAACAGTTAATTTTATACCAGAAAACAACGGTAGGTTTTTAGTATCTTGGATTCCATCTGCAAAATTACAAAATCGTGTAATAATAAAAAATGGAGTTAAACACCCAGGTAACGAGCACATAGGTGCTTTTGGTTGTGACTCGTACGATATATCAGGTACAGTAGACAACAAAGGTTCTAAAGGATCTTTGCACGGTCTTACAAAGTTTAGTATGGAAGAGGCACCTTTTAATATGTTCTTTTTAGAATATATATCAAGACCTCCTACTGCTGAGATATTCTTTGAAGACGTACTTATGGCATTACATTTTTATGGTATGCCAATACTAGCAGAGAATAACAAGCCAAGACTATTATACTATTTAAAAAGAAGAGGTTATAGAAACTTCTCTATAAATAGACCTGATAAAACATTTAACAAGCTTTCAGTTGCAGAAAGAGAAATAGGTGGTATACCTAACTCAAGTGAAGATATCAAGCAAGCACACGCTGCTGCTATAGAATCTTATATAGAAGATCACGTAGGTTTAAAAGAAACTGAATACGGTCAAATGTATTTTCAACGCACGCTCGAAGACTGGGCTAAGTTCAACATAAACAATAGAACAAAGTTCGATGCAACTATAAGTTCTGGTTTAGCTATAATGGCTTGCAACAAAAACAAATACTCACCAGTGGCTGAGATAAAAAAACAACCAGTGAATATTAATTTCAAAAAATATGACAACACAGGTTCTACTTCAAAAATAATAAAATAGATGGTTTATACTAATGTTAATAGTTCTTTTCCAAGTCAGGTAGTACCAGACGCAGAGAAAAATACTTATGATTACGGTTATCAAGTAGGTAGAGCTATTGAGAACGAATGGTTTAGAGGCGATAAAGGATTAGGTTCTGGTGGTCGTTTTGGTAATAGCTGGCAAGACTTTCACCGTCTTAGATTATATGCTAGAGGTGAGCAGTCAGTTGCTAAATATAAAGATGAGTTATCTATAAACGGTGATTTATCTTATTTAAATTTAGACTGGAAACCAGTAGCTGTATTATCTAAGTTTGTAGATATTGTAGTTAATGGTATGACTGATAAAGGTTATCAAATAAAATCTTTTGCCACAGATCCTTTTGCCGTAAAACAAAGAACAGCTCACGCTACAGCTATTGCTGAAGATGCTTTTGCTGCTTCAATGATTCAAAAAGCAAAACAACAAGCAGGTGTTGATTTAAAAAGAACCAATATACCCGAAGATCAACTACCAAAGACTAAAGAAGAGTTAGAACTTCACATGCAGCTTTCTTACAAGCAAGCTATAGAAATAGCTGAAGAAGAGCTTATTGAAAATATTTTTGATTATAATAAATACGAAGAAATTAAAAAACGTGTTGCTTATGATTTAACAGTTTTAGGTATTGGTGCTACTAAAACTAATTTTAATTTAGCTAATGGTATTACTGTTGAGTATGTAGATCCAGCAAATTTAGTTTATTCATATACAGAAGATCCTAATTTTGAAGATATATACTACGTTGGTGAAATGAAATCAATTAGTTTGCAAGAAGTTAAAAAGCTTTTTCCTTATTTAACTGATAGTGATTTAGAAGAAATAGAAAAATACCCTGGTGATGCTAATTACACGCGTAATTACTACGGGCAAGACGATCAGTATAGTCAAGTACAAGTTTTATTTTTTGAATATAAAACTTATAACAATCAAGTTTTTAAAATAAAAGAAACTGATCAAGGTTTAGAAAAAGCATTAGAAAAAGATGATTCTTTTAATCCTCCTGAAAATGCAGAAAATTACAATAAAGTACATAGAGCTATAGAGGTTTTATATAGTGGCGCTAAAATACTTGGCTACGAAAAAATGCTAAAATGGGAGCTTGCTGAAAATATGACACGTCCTTATAGCGATCAAACAAAAGTTCAAATGAACTATAGTATATCTGCTCCTAGAATGTACAAAGGTCGTATAGAAAGTATTGTGAGTAAATGTATAGGATTTGCTGATATGATCCAGCTTACACATTTGAAGATACAACAAGTACTATCTCGCATGGTTCCAGACGGAGTATTTGTGGATGTTGATGGTTTAGCAGAAGTTGATTTAGGTAATGGCACAAATTACAATCCGCAAGAAGCTTTGAACATGTACTTCCAAACAGGTAGTATTGTAGGTAGAAGCTTAACACAAGATGGTGATCCTAACAGAGGCAAAGTACCTATTCAAGAGCTACAAAGTTCTTCTGGCATGGCTAAAATACAAGCGCTAGTTCAAACGTATCAGTATTATCTTCAGATGATTAGAGACGTAACCGGGCTAAACGAAGCTAGAGACGGTAGTCAGCAAACTAAAGATTCGCTAGTTGGTTTACAAAAATTAGCCGCAGCAGCTTCTAATACGGCTACAAAACACGTTTTACAATCACTAATGTATTTAACTGTACGTAATGCTGAAAACATAAGTTTAAAAGCAGCTGATGCTTTAAGTTTTCCTTTGCTTAAAAATGCTTTAATGAATAGTATAAGCACGTTTAATGTTAATACTTTAGAGCAAATACAAAGTTTAAATATACATGAGTTTGGTATATTTTTAGAACTTGAGCCTGAAGAAGAAGACAAACAAGCATTAGAAAGAAATATTCAAATAGCTTTACAGTCTGGAGGAGTTGATCTTGAAGATGTAATAGATATTAGAGAAATATCTAATATTAAATTAGCTAACCAAATGCTTAAAATAAAACGTAAGCAAAAACAAGCTCGCGATCAACAAATTGCTCAAGCAAACATACAAGCACAAGCACAAGCAAACGCGCAAACAGCCGAACAAGCGGCTCTAGCAGAAATGCAAAAGCAACAAGCCTTGGCTCAGACGGAATTGCAAATAGAGCAAGGTAAATCTCAGTTTAAAATTCAACAAATGCAAACTGAGGCTGAAATTAAAAAGCAATTAATGGCTGAGAAGTTTAACTACGACATGCAGTTAGCTAAATTAGATGTTGATGCTCGAAAAGATAAAGAAAAAGAAATAGAAGATCGTAAAGACGAGCGTGCTAGAATTATAGGTACGCAACAATCAGAAATGATATCACAACGTCAAAACGATGAACTACCTAAAAACTTTGAGTCAGCTGGATTTGACTCACTAGGGGGATTTGGACTAGAACAGTTTGAACCTCGTTGAAAATAAAATCCTTTAATTTTATATTATTATATTATGTCAGAAGAAGTAAAACAAGAAGGAGAATTTAAAATGAAGACTCCTACTAAACCTAAAAACTTAGGTAAAAAAAACGAAGTAACTAAAATTGAAATACCTAAAGAAGGTATTGAATCTCAAGGAGAGGTAATTCCTGAGGTTACTAAAGTAGAAATAAAAAACGAAGATGCCGTTCAAACACAAGAGACAAATGATAGCGATGCTATTATCGAAGAGCCCCAAGACAGTGGCAACAGCGAAGAAGTGGTTGAAGAAGTACGGACCTCCGACGAAGAAGTAGAATCTCCTTTAACTGTTGTTGAAGATACTGAGGAACAACAAACTGAAGTAGCAAAAGAAGTAGAGCAAAAACAACTACCAGAAAATATTGACAAGCTAGTTGCTTTTATGGAAGAGACTGGTGGAACTGTAGAAGACTATGTTAGGCTTAACGCAGATTATACCAATGTTGATAATACATCTTTAATTAGAGAATATTATAAACAAACTAAACCACATTTAGATTCAGAAGATGTAAGTCTTTTATTAGAAGATTTTGATTTTGATGAAGATATAGATGAACCAAAAGAAATACGCAAAAAGAAAATCGCGTTCAAAGAGGAGGCTGCAAAAGCTAAAGACTTTCTTGAAGGCTTAAAAGGTAAATATTACGACGAGATCAAGTTGAGACCGGGCGTAACCCAAGAGCAACAAAAAGCATTAGATTTTTTCAACCGATACAATGAAGAACAACAAGCAGTTCAAAGCAAACATAAAGGTTTTGTTGATCGTACTAATAAATTGCTAAACGATGAATTCAAAGGTTTTGATTTTAACGTAAGTGATAAAAAATTTAGATACGGTGTTAAAAACCCTAGCAGTGTAGCTGAAGCACAATCAGATATTACTAATTTTATTGGAACGTTTCTAAATAAACAAGGTGATATTGAAGATATGCAAGGATATCACAAGGCTTTGTACGCCGCGCGCAACGCTGATACTATAGCTCAACATTTTTATGAGCAAGGAAAAGCTGACGCTGTTAAAGATGTTATGGCTAAATCGAAAAACATTTCGACTAAACCTCGTCAAACAGCTGCTGGTGAAGTATTTGTTAATGGGATTAAAGTTAAAGCAATGAGCGGTGTTGATTCTTCAAAATTGAAAATCAAAAAAGTAACAATAAAAAACTAAAAATAAATAATTATGGCTTTAAGTCCTTTATTTGGGAGTATAGTCCCAAGTCAACAACAACAATTGCTAGACACAAACTTCCTGTCTTTTAACGGAGGTACTGGTACTGGCGATTCCGATACATTTGCACAGCAGTATCTACCTGAGATCTACGAACAAGAAGTAGAGCGTTATGGAAACAGAACTCTTTCTGGATTCTTACGTATGGTAGGAGCTGAAATGCCAATGACTTCTGATCAGGTTATCTGGTCTGAACAAAACCGTTTACACATCTCTTATGATGGTTGTACCAACGATCAAACAAATACAATTACTATTCCTGTGGCAGCCGACGTTAAAAACGTTGTATCTCCGCAAGCTACAATTGTAGCGCTTGATGGTGCTGGTAACGAACTTAAGGCTGTTGTAACCGCTTCTAACCTTACTACAGGCGCGCTTACTGTAGCTCCTTATGATGCTACTACAACTGCTGCGCTTGCTACTACTGGAATTAAAATATTTGTATTTGGTTCTGAGTATGCTAAAGGTTCTTCTACACCTAACAACACATCCGCTACTGCAGCTGATGGTTATGTAAGTGTGGATCCTTCTTTTACGCAACAATCCAACTCACCAATTATTATCCGTAACAAATATGTTGTTTCTGGTTCTGACACAGCTCAGATTGGTTGGGTAGAAGTTGCTACTGAAGATGGAACTGGAGGTTACTTATGGTATCTAAAAGCTGAGTCTGAAACTCGTCTACGTTTCGAAGATTATCTTGAAATGAGCGTAGTTGAAGGTGAAAAAGCTGATGATACTTTAGGTGCTGGTTCTGCTTTTGGAGCTGGTTACAAAGGTACAGAAGGTTTATTCGCTGCTATTCAAACTCGTGGTAACGTAGAAGCTGGCTTCAATGCTGCTGCTAGTGCACTAGGAGAATTTGATAATATCCTACGTAACTTAGACACGCAAGGAGCTATTGAAGAAAACATGCTTTTCTTAAATCGCGAAACGTCTCTAGGTTTTGATGATATGCTAGCTGGTATCTCTAACGGTGCTAACGGTGGTACTGCTTATGGATTGTTTGAAAACTCTGAAGATATGGCATTAAACCTAGGGTTTAGTGGTTTCCGCAGAGGTTCTTACGATTTCTATAAGACTGACTGGAAATATCTAAACGATGCTTCTACTCGTGGTGCTATTAGCGATGGATTAATTCCACCAGGTTATGGCGTAAGCGCTATTGACGGGGTATTGATTCCTGCAGGTACATCAACAGTTTACGATCAAGTTCTTGGTAGTAACATCCGTCGTCCATTCTTACACGTACGATACAGAGCGTCACAGACTGACGATCGTCGCATGAAGACTTGGTTGACTGGTTCTGTTGGGGGTGCTTTCACATCTGATCTAGACGCTATGGAGGTTAACTTCCTATCTGAAAGATGTTTATGTGTACAAGGTGCAAACAACTTTGTATTATTCACTAAGTAGATTACTTTAAAGGTACGGGGCGCTTCGGCGCCCTAAACCTTTATTTTATTAATTTTATTATATTATATTATGTCAAAAACAAATGAAGCCCCAACTGTAGAAAAAGGTTGGGAAATTAAAGATAGAACGTATCTAATAGTAGGAAGATACAAACCATTAACACTTAGAATACCATCAAAGCATAGCGCTAGAAAACCTATGTTATGG